GAAAACGGTAACTGCCATCCTCAAGCAACTCCAAGGCATGCACCAATAACCACTGCTGCCACGGGTAAAGGTGGACATGCAGCATGATCTCCGCGAACGCGATCACCGCGAAACCATTCGAGGTCTCCTTGGTCAACGGCCTGAGCGGCGGCGTGAAGATACGCGGCAGGGTCACACCATGATGCTCATCGTCGATGGCACCGAAAACCGTAAGATTCTCAGACGCCATCGGACACCACCTTTTTCTAGCCGAAACGCTTCATAAAATCTGCCATCTGCACGACCTTGTCGCTCTTCGGCTTCTCCTGCTTCTCCTCGGCCTTCGGCTTCGCAGGCCGACCAACCTTAGCGGGCTCCACCAACGTCAAACCAAGCGACTGGCAGTATTTCAAAAACGTCGGAACCGACACATTGTCCAATTTCCCGTTCTCGTCAATGAAACCAGTCTCGCAAATCGAATCAATCCGGTTGGCAAGGATACGCGCACCGGCCACGACAGCCGCATTCTCGGCACGCAACGACTTCGCATTCCGCAACGACCTCTCCAACGCATCAGCCACGGACTCATGCGGGAAACGACGCTCGGAAACACCCTTCTTGACTGTCATAAAGCCTCCTTCGCGCGCGACCCATCAACAAAAAACATCATCGGGGAGAGGAAGAGCAACCACGCGGGACGTCTTGCGTTCTTCGTTGGTTTTTAGGATTTCACCGCCCCTACCCCTGCTGGGTCGGTGTTGAATGCTGTTTTGAATGCTTTGATTGCGTTTGTGAATCGTGTGATGAGTTCGTCTGTGCTTGGTGGCTTGGGCGCGATGAGTGTGGTGTATGCGTCGCCGACCTTGAAGGTGTTGACTTCGTTGTGGGTGACGTTGATTGGGATGTTGACGGTGAATGAGCTGATGGGGAATGTCTTGTCGCTGATTGTGGCGGTGAGCTCTAGTGTGACTGGCTGCTGTGGCATCATTGCCTCCTTGCTCATGCTGTTGTTATCCATTGTCGGCTTAGTGTGCCGATGGGTGTTGGTGGGTCTTGGTTGCTTCTGAGTCTGTTGCAGCTGGTGTGGCTTGGTTTGAAGCCTGCTGGGTCGAATTGGAGTTCGGGGTGTTTGCTGACTGGGTAGAGGTGATCTAGGTTGAATGAATCATCGGTGGTGTTCTTCGGTGCCGCATAGTCTATCGGCATGCCACACAGCCAGCAGACTGCGTGCTGTGTCTTGCATTGGTTGAAGAATGTGGCTTTGTCTTTTTCGAATTGGCGGCTGGTCTTGCGGACTCTTCCTGGCATTGATTCACCGCCTTGTGGCGCTTCGTGCCGGAGTCGGACCGGCGTGGGGTGGAATGCGTTGTTGTCATCATGGTTGCGTGCGGTATGCGCCATGGCTGGTTTGGGGTCCGACCGTTGGTATTCGTGCTTTTCGCCTGCCCTGCCGTTGAGCTATCGAAGCTGGATATGAAGAATGGTCCAACCATTTTCTGGCTGAACCATTCTACGAACATACGACAGTATAGCATTTCAACGGTGACAGTCAAGTTGTGCGGCCAGTTCGCCGAGGTTGAACGTGTACTGCCGCTTGTGTTCCGTCGGCGTGGCGTGCGACAGTTTGCCGCGTTTGAGCCATTGGCTGATGAGGTTGCGTGATATGGTCAGACCGTATCGTTTCAGCTCTTTGGCCGCGTCGCTTGGTGTGCCGGTGATTCGCACTTGCCATAGTCTTTCGTCTCGTGCTGCTTTGATTGCTGGCGCAGCCCATTCCCTGTGGCAGCCTTGGCATGTGACCGATTCGGCTTCTGGCGTGCCGGTGAGCATGCTGTCGCATTTTGGGCAGGTGCCGATGATGATGAGCTCGTCTTCTGGCGTCAGGGCTTGTTCGTTGCGTCGGATGATGTGTTGCAGGCTGGCGTAGTCACCGGCTGCGGTGCTCATGTTGAGGATGGTGTGCTTGTTGGCGATGATGCGCTGCCATGCCTTGTCCCATGGCAGGTTGCCGTAGTGCGAGTTGATTTTGCCTGCCTGCTCGGCGAGCCATGCTTCGCTGTCTGCGATGAGATCCTGCGCGCGGGTGTCGATGGGCAGTGGCGCGTTGCCTTTGTTCGGCGTGTGTTCTGGGGTGCCGATGTGCGCCTGACGGAGCATGATGCTTCGCAGAGCGGGCAGTTGGACGTGTCCGAGTTGGCGGATCAGCTGCCAATAGGTTTCACGGCAGGTTTGGCAGAGCGGATTGTCCGCCGCCGGTTTCGTGGGCTTGTGGCAGTGCTGGCAGTGCTGGCAGTCGGTCAAAGTCTGGCCTCCTTGTCATGCCGGTAGATGATGGCTGCGATTTCGGCTTTCGGGACTTGCGGGACGAGTCTGGCGGTCTCGTCCAAGGTGATGCCGTCCTCATGCCATTTCAGGATCATTTTCTCAAGGTTTTTCTTCACTGGTATTCCTCCACTGTGTTGCATCCGATGTATGCGCCTCGGTCTTTGAGGCATGCCCACGTCACGTCTCCCGTCTTGACTGTCTCCATTTGAAAATCGTGGTGGGTGGCCGTGTACCACTGCATGGAGATGCATGTGCCGATGGTGAGGAAGATGATGAGCATGCAGGTGATGACGGTGCAGATTATTGGCTTCTCGGTGTTGGTCATTTGGCCTCCAGATATGGGTTTTCTGTGGTGTGCTGCGGGAAATCACATTCCTGGTCTTTCCATCCTGCGGCGTAGCCTTCTTGCCATGCGTGGGCCATGCGTTGGAGTGGTCCTTCGGGTGATGGTTGTGGGATGGGCCTGTTGATGCTCATTGGTTTTCCTCCTTGTTGAGTTTGTCGGCTAATGCGCAGGCCTTCTCGTCCGCCTGTGCCGTTGCTTCGTCGCGTCCGAGTACTTCGAGCACGTGAGAGCATTTCCACGTGTGTATGTGGCGTTTCGAGGGTGGTATGCCGCTCATGTTGGCTCTGCGTTGGCACCAGCCTTTCCATTGGCGCGTCCAATCACCGATGGCGCGTGTTTCGTCTTGGTGGCGGCCTGCGAATGCGAGCCATGCGGATTCGAGGTCGAGGTTCGGATATTCCACGGCCAGTGTCCTGTCCGTTTCGCCGCACTCCCGCGACTCACCGAAATCCTTCACGCCGATTTCTTTGGAGAAAGAAGAAGAATATTCTTCTTTCTCTTTCTTTGGTGTTCTGGTGTTCTGGTGTTCTGGTGTTTGTCCCGATTCTGTTTCGATTCTGCCGGCAGTCTGCGCACTTTCTGCCGGCAGACTGCCGGCAGAATAACGGTCATGCTCCCGTTTGCGTTTGGCCATGACCTGCTGACGGCTCCGGTTGTGCTCAAGATAATCGTGGATGACATAGCCGCCGTCCACGGTCTCGATCAATCCGGCCTGCTGCAATGCGTCAAGCTCTTGCACGGTGATGTCGAGCACGAATTCCGCAGTATCATCGTCCACATAACCGTCCGTGAGATTGTCACCGCAGTAGGAAAGCATGACGACGAATGCGCTGATGGCAGAGGGCATGGTACGGCGCAGACGGCGCACCTTACGGTTCAGGTAGAAGCCGTTCGCCAACTGCACGTAGCCACGTCTAGCCATCGCCTAATCTCCTCTTGTGATCCCGTTGTATTCCATCCAGATGGCCTCCTGCCGTGGCGTGGTGCAAGGCAGGCCGTCGAAGTTGAGGTTCGCCCAACCGCTGCCGACGTGCGGCTTGGCCATGATGTCCAATGCGTCGGCGATCTCCACGAGGTCGGGCGGCGGGTCGAGCGTCACCATGGCAGTGCCTCGTTGACGGCCTGCATGGCGTCCACCAACTTGTATCCGCAGTAGGGGCAGGTCTTGTAGTATGTGCCGACAACCTCTCCGCAGTGGGCGCATTCCACGTATCGGATCGTCTTGCTCATTCGGTGCTCCTTTCGGCTTCGCGCATGATGTGCCTCATGTCGGCGCATTCACGTGCCGCCCAACGTTCAATCATTTCCGGGGTGGCGTTTCGTGACAGCGGGTTCAGGCATGGGCCACCAAGACGCTGCATGAGCCTGATGATCTTCCGGCGTCGTTTAGGGGTCAGCACGACGTGTTTCTCCACTGTTCTGACGATTTGCAGTCTGTCGCATCGGTAACAGCCTTCGAAATCCTCATCGGATTCGATGAGGTCGCCCATCGGACGCACTTGGTATACGTCTCCTTTGCCATATATTGCGGCGTATTCGGCCGCGTAATCACGCATGGTGGTGCAGTAGACTTGTTCTTGGTGTCCGGTGCCTTCGATGGCCGACGCGCCTTTTTCGCGTCTGGCACGGCAGATGGGGCAATCGTCGTAATTGTCTCGACTGTGCCCCGGTTCGATGATGTCGCCGGGTTTCAGGTCTGGAACTCCACCGTGGTATAGCACGCTCATTTCGCGTCCTCGCCTTCCATGAATGGATCGTCGGCTTGCATTCGCTTGGATTGCCTTGACGTCTTGCGTGCGATCCATTCTTCCAACTGCTCGTCGGTGATGCCGTACATTTCCTTGAGCAGGTACAGGCAGATGATCACGTCGGCCATTTCCTCCGCAAGATTGTCGGTGGCACCGGGCTTGCCGCGTAGGCGCTTGCTGACGGCTTGGATGAGTTCGGAGCATTCCTCCATGCAGACGATGCTTTGCGTCTCCTTGCCGTATTTCTCGATGCTTTCACGCCACACCGCTCGCCCCTGATCCTTATTCATCGGTTTACCTCCTTCACTTTCGTGCCTTCGATTCTGATGGTGATGTGGTAGACGCCTTTTTCGGTGCTTGGCTCGCCTAGCCGGTAGTCCGGGCCGACCACGTATTTCGCGTTGTCGTCGGGCCAGTAGCCTGACTGGGTGATGCCGTCGAGAATCGCCTTGACCATTGGGGCCGCGTTCTCCGGGTCGAAGCGTCCGTGGGTCAATGGGTGGATGATGGCTGTCACGTGCACCGGCCAATGCTCAGGCTTTTGGAGTTTGCCGCTGTTGATGAGGCTTCGGAAGGTGAGGTGGGCGGCGGCCTTGACCTGCTTCTTCCGCTGGTATGGCACCGCCCAGCTGCGGCTTCGACGGTTCTGCGTCCACCACAGTTGCCTGCTGATGGCGAGGTCAATGTCATGCCGCATGGTCGGCCTCCTGTTCTTCGGCTTCGATTTCACATTCGGGGCATGGGATGGCGCGCGCCGGATACAACGCGCACCCATGCTTCGGACATACCGGTTCGACATCCGGCGGTTCAATCCATTCGCGCATATCAGAAGTCAGGCTCCGGCTGGCGCGCCCCACGGATCACCGGCCGGAGCCTGCGACTGCTGCTGTGCCTGCTGCGGCTGCTGATAGCCGCCACCGTTGGCGTTGCCGCCTTGGTATCCGCCTGACTGCATCTTCTGCATCTGAGCCGTCGCATACTTGAGCGATGGGCCGATCTCATCCACCTGCAACTCGATGACCGTGCGGTTGGAGCCGTCCTGCGCCTGATAGGAACGCTGCCGCAAACGACCCTGCGCGATCACGCGCATGCCCTTCGCGAGACTGTTGGCGCAATGCCCAGCCAAGTCACGCCACGCGGTGCAGCGCAGGAACAACGCATCCCCGTCAACCCACTGGTCGGACTGCCTGTCATAGACGCGCGGAGTGGCCGCGATGCTGAAATTCGCCACCGCGCCACCATTGCTGGTCGTACGCAATTCCGGATCGGCGGTCAGGTTGCCGACGATCGTGATAACGGTCTCACCAGCCATCAGTTTTCCTCCTTCTTCTCAATGAACGGCGTGATGAACTTCATCGGGAACATGGGCGCATTGCCCTTTTTCATGACAAGGGACTTCCAATCCCATAGGTCCAGATGGCAGCATCTTTCCCTGGCTTCGATCAGCTCCCACTGGTGGTTTGTGAACTCATGAATCCAAAGACGTCCAATCGCATCACGGTAGATGCCGTATTCCTCCGGTTCCGCGTCAATGAGCTTCTGCTGGTAGTCGTCCACAAGCTCCCTCGCCATGCTCAGATGATCGAGCAGAACATTGATATCGTCGTTTTCAACGGCGGCCATCACTCGGCCTCCTTGCTATCAGTGTTTTCCGGTTCGGCGGTGGCCGTGTCAACGACTGCCGCCTGTTCCGGCTGTGGTTTGCGGATTTCCTGCAATGCCTGCATGATTTTCCGTCTCATGAAATCAGGGTCTGCGAGCAGATTGTCCGCGTCCTGTCGGCTGACCAGTCGTGGTGTCAACCCATGCTTGCCGGTCAGCTGGTGCAGCACTTGCTCGGCTTCCTCGTTCGACGCGACACCGCAATCACGCAGCATGGTGAAGATGGCTCCAGTCTGTTCGGGCGTGCACGCCTGCGGCTGCTGCTCGGCCTGTTCGACTGGATTCTGGCGCGCGCGGCTTCCATAACCGCGACGCTTCTGGCGTGACGGCTGCTGTTCATCGTCAACGACTTCCGCCCGCACGTCACTGTTGGTATCAAGGTCGTGGAGTTCATCGGGCGAGTATTGCACGCCGTAAAGGATTTCAGGGCACGCTTCGCGTGCCACGGCGGTAATCGCACGCCACGTGAGCATCGTCAAAGGCTGCTTGCGGTAGTTGTCCTTGTTGAGCAAGCCCATCTGCTGTGCCCACGCTTTGTCGCGCGTGACGCTGATCGGATAATCTGGGTCATCGGACCGCACGATGGTGGCGGTCACGCTCAACGCCTTCTCGTCCTTCCTGATACGGAGCTTGTGGCCCGCCATACGGACATGGCTGGCGATGAAGCTGGCCGAAGCGGTGGGCTTGCCGTTGATGACGCTGATGTCCTGGAGGCTTTGCATTGGCGTGAGTCCGAGCGGAGCACCGTAGCCTACCGCCACGAGGATGTTGGCGGGCTTGCCGCGATACACGCTGGGGATGATGTCGGATTGGCATACCGCTTTGGCGAAAGCCATCTGGTCCTGCAATGTGATCTGCTGTTGCGGCTGGATTGGCGTGAGTTCGTTGCTCATTCCTTGGTTTCCTTCCCGGTGTTGTTTCCCGATCCGTCAGTGAGCAGTAGGCGCATGACGGTTGGTGCGAGTTCCGCGCTGAACAGCTTGTCCACGAAGCCGCGCGTGCCGCGGAACGTGACCACGCCCGGCCTTCCCGGCTTCCATTCCACGCCGTCCGGCAGTTCGCCGCCGTGGTCGCGGATCATGTCTTCGAGGTATTTCGCGCCCATTGCTTCGCGTCTTGGCATCCAGACCTGTTCGGCTGCCGGCTGTCCGCCTGGAATCAGGAAATCGTTGTCGTGCAATAATGCGCCGTAGGCTCGTTCGTCGGTTACCGTGTATTTGCCGTTGCCGCCTTTGCCGAGGCTGATTTCTCCGGCTTCGACGCCTGCGATGTTGACGGTTTCCTTGTCTCCACCGTCGTGGTCGTGTTCCCATGCGGTTTTGATGATTTTGAGGATTTCGCCGCTGCGCTTGTTGATGGCCGTGAGCACTGCGAGGTCGGCGCGGAGTTGGTCCGGGCTGGTGTTGTCGTATTTTTCGGTGATTTCGTTGAGGGTTTTCTTGTCCATTACTTGTTTTCCTTGCTGTAGTTGGCTTTGATGTCCATCAGTTCGCTGTTCAGCAGCTTGGACTGCTGGAATCGTTCGATCGTGTAGCGTTCCGTGTCCTTGAGTGGGATGCGTTTCATTTTCAGGCTCCCTGCTGATTGCGTGGCTTGTTAATGTCTGCTTTGATGATGGCGGCGTCGAAATAATGGACCAGAAGATTGGCGATATCCAACGCGGACATCCTGAGCTTGGTGGTTTCCGCCCTGGACTCCGGCTTGATGGTGAAAACGCCACTCTCGCTATCGAAATTGAGTTTCATTTCGTCACGTCCTTGCTGTAGTTGGCTTTCAGGTCCATCAATTCGCTGTTCAGCAGCTTGGCGGCGAACATGTAGGCCACTTTGTCGTTGGCCTGGTATGCGGCACGCTGCAATGCCGAGATGGAGTAGTAGATGTCCACCAGCGCGTTCGCGATGGTGGCGCGTGGGTTCTCCGGAGTCGTGGGCTTCCGTTCTTGGACTGGAGTAGTGGTGGCGGTCATGGTGTCTGGTTCCTTTACTGTGTTTTGGGTGGTTTGTGCGACGAGTCCGGCTTTGCGCATGGCTCGCATTTCGTCACGGCTTAATCCCGCTTTGCCTGACTCGTCGTAAATGCTTTTCAGTTCGGCGAGTTCGCCGTC